AAGAAAACGAAGCCTTCCTGAAGAAAATCGGGCAGGTTACTTCAGCACCAAAGCCAGCATCTACTAAGAAAGACGAGGAATAATCCTAATGGCTGTATTTCTGAACAACAATGTAGGCGTTAAGATTAACTCTGTTGATCTTTCTGACCATGTAACAGCAGTAACAATCAACCGTTCATTTGATGAACTCGAAGTAACAGCAATGGGTGATTCCTCACACAAGTTCGTAAAGGGCTTAGAAGCATCAACAGTTACAATCGACTTTCTCAACGACACAGCAGCAACGAATGTTCTTGCAACACTTCAAGCTGCATGGGGAACAACTATTACAGCTGTATTCCTACAGACAAAGGGAACAGCAGTATCTGCTACAAACCCTTTATACACAGTTTCATTGTTAGTCAATAACACAACAGACATCAACGGTGCTGTTGGTGATATTGGTACACAATCAATCACATTTACTGCTAACTCAACAGTTGCAGTAGCCACAACAGGTACTTTCTAAACAACTAAACAAAGGGGCAAAGCATGGCAAAGTTAAAAGTAACAAGGGCAGATGGATCAGTTGGCGAATACCCAATTACTCCATTGGTGCAGTATGGTTTTGAGATTTACGCTAAAAAAGGTTTTCACAAAGCGTTCATCGAAGACCAAAAGCAGAGCGATATCTTTTGGCTAGCTTGGGAATGTATCCGCCGTTCGGGTGAAACTGTTAAGCCATTCGGGGAACAGTTCATTGAAACTTTGACTTCTGTTGAAGTTCTTGATGACGACCCTTTGGCTTAGGGCGAGACTCGATCACCTACCTGATTGCTAAATTAAGCGTCAGGCTCGGGATCTCGCCAACACAATTATTAGAGCTAGATGATGTAATGCTAAGGAACTTAATCAAAGTTCTACAGGAAGATGCAAAGGAGATAGCGAATGCCAACAGAAATCAAAGGCGGCGTTGAACTCCGTAAGGCATTGAAGAAGTTCACTCCTGATTTAGCAAAGGAAACACAAAAAGAAATTGGCGCATTACTAAAGCCAATTACTGCAAAGGCGCGTGGATTCATTCCATCAACAGCGCCACTAAGCGGTTGGGGAACTCCAGCAGTCACAGGCAAGTTTCCTAGATATAGCGCTGGATTAGCCAAGCGTGGTATTGGCTACAAGACAACACCATCCAAGCCAAATAAAAAAGGCTTTAGCTCTTTGGCTCGTATTGTTAATGCTTCTGCCGCTGGCGCTATTTATGAAACAGCAGGTCGTGTCAATCCTAACGGTCGCGAACAGGCTAAGAGAAGAACAGTAAGCATTCCTGGCATGAACTCTGTTTATACAACCAGCACAGGCAAGAACTATGGCAAGAGCAATAACCCAGAGGCAGGTTCATTGTTCGTTCAAGCCATGAACCAAGAAGGTAAAATTGTTGATGCCTACACTCGTTCACCTGGCGCATCAGGTCGCTCTAGCCGCAAGATGAAAGGTCGCGTAATTTTTCGTGCTTGGGCAGAAGATGGCGGCAAGACTAACGCAGCTGTTATCAAAGCTATTGAAAACTCAGCAGTAAAGTTTAACAAAACCGTTGCCAAAGGTTACGGCTCAGGTATCTCATGGATGGGTAAATAATGGCTGCCGCCGATATTGCTATAAATATAGCCGCGCAATTTACTGGTAAGAACGCATTCCAAAAGGCTGATAAAGCAACTGCTGGATTACAGAAATCAGTAAAGAATCTTGGCATGGCATTAGGTGTTGCCCTTAGCGCTAGAGCCATTGTTAATTTCAGCAAGCTCTCTGTGAAGGCATTTGCAGAGGATGAGAAAGCTGCACGATCTTTAGCCCTAGCAGTTGCCAACACGGGTAATGCTTTTGCTCAGTTAGATGTTGAATCATTCATTCAAAGAATGCAACGCACAACAGGCGTTCTTGATGATGATTTGCGTCCAGCCTTTAGAACTCTCATTACAGCTACAGGCGATGTTAAGAAGTCACAAGAAGCTCTAGCCCTTGCGTTAGACATTAGCGCTGGTACAGGCAAAGACTTATCAGCTGTATCTATGGCGCTTGCAAAGGCTTACGGCGGACAGACAACAGCTCTTAGCCGTTTAGGTGCAGGCTTAGATAAAGCAATTCTTAAAACAGGTGACATGGATGAAATCACCAAAGAACTACAGGCAAGATTCTCAGGTCAAGCGCTAGAAGCAACTAAAGGTTTTGCAGGTCAAATGGCTCTGCTAACTGTTGCAGTCAATGATGCTAAAGAAGCAATCGGTAAAGGATTGATCGATGCTTTGGGGGTTCTTTCAGGCGGTCAAGGCGGCACAGGCGGAGCAATTACCGTCATCAATGACATGGCTACAGGTATTGCAGAAGGCGCTAAGAACATTGCATTCATGATTAAGCAATTTGAAGCTCTAAAGCCTGTGATCATTGCCATTGGATCATTGTTATTACTTTATTTTGCTCCTATTACTGCCGCTATTGCAGCTCTTACATTCCTTCTTGCTAAAGGTGGACAGAACCTAAAGAAGTCACAATTCAGACAAGGCGCTATACCTGGCGGCATGGGTAATGTGTCTATGTCTGCAGGAAGCCAGGATACACAGCGCGCTCAGACTGCTGCTAGAAAGAAAGCAGAAGCTGATGCCCTTAAATTGCAAAAGCAACAAAACGCATTAAAGAAGATTGATAACGATGCGACTACTCGCAAGATTGTCCTTACAGCAGATCAGCAGGCTCTAGAAGAATTGAAGAAGAAGTTTGATGTAGAGCGTGTGGGATTATTTGCAGCTCTCAATCAGGCTACTGATCAAGAAACACAAATGCGTCTAAGGTCATTGATTGCAATTAAAGATAATGATGCAGCGTTAGCAGGCAAGATAAAGGCAGAGTTAGAAGCAGCTTCAGCTACTGCGATGTTGGCTGGGTCGTTAAGGGCATTGAGTGCAGAGTTTGAGTTTGAGCGTATGCGTATGGCTCTTGGCAAAGCGCAAATGGCAGGCGTGGCTGCTGCTACTGCAATCTCGCCAATAGCAGGATCACAAGCGGCATTAGATACTGCCCTTAAACTTTATCCAGACTTTGGCAGCGAAATGGATGCAGCTCGTAGCGCAGCAGGCAGAGCGCAAATGTCTAACATTACTGTCAATGTTGCAGGTTCAGTCACCACAGAGCGCGATTTAGTATCCGCTATTACTCAGGGAATCTACAACAATCAAGCCTCCGGCATTCCGATTAACTACTCAACGAGTTATGTCTAATGGCATTACCTGCAACCCTTTCGGTCAAGATAAATCTATCGGGTGGAGCTTCATTCGGTAACCCATTTATCTTGGGTACTTCACAGTTAGGCTTTGCTGAACTAGCTTCTGCCATTCCTGTTATTGTCGATGTTTCTGCTCAGACCACCAACATCTCGACTCGCAGAGGGCGCAACCTTTTACAGGATAATTACGAGTCAGGGCAAGCAACTATCAGAGTCGTTGATCCGAACGGTGACTTCAACCCACAGAACACTTCTAGCCCTTATTACGGGCTATTACAGCCACTTAGGAAGATACAGGCATCTGCTATCTATGGCGGCGTTACTTATGGCTTATTTGGCGGTTATATCACCGAATATCGCTATACCTATCCAACGGGTCAAGAAACAGGTTATGTAACCTTTATCTGTTATGACGCATTCCGTTTGATGTATAACTCCAATGTCACAACCGTTACAGGTGGCACGGCAGGTCAGACAACTGCACAGCGCGTTCAATCCATTCTTAGCATGATTGCTTGGCCGCCTGCCTTTACCAGCATTGGCACAGGAGCTACAACATGCGTGGCAGACCCTGGCACAACTCGCACAGTCCTAGAAGCCATCCAAACTGCTGAGTTCACAGAGCAGGGTGCGTTCTACATTGATGAGAACGGCGTAGCAACCTTTAAGGGCAGACAATTTGTAGTCGATGCCCAAGCAGCCAGTCCAACAGTATTTAATCAAACAGGCACAGGAATTAACTATGCAGGAATTACCTTTGCACTCGATGA